CTAGGTTTACCAGAGGGTGTACGCCACTTCTGCTTTGTCCACTTCTTTAAAGACTTCTGTGATTCTTTTAGTGCCATTACTTATAGCCTCCGCCTTTTGCCTTATACTCCTTGGCTAACATCTGAGCCTTCCTAGCAGACCATTGACCAGCCTTGCCACCTTTAGTACCTGCTTTGATTTTGTTAAACAAGTTCTTCCGCATGGTGGGCTTAGTGTAGTTCCCTGCTTTGTTTACTGTAGACTTTTTGGCTGGCATGTTACTTTTTCTTCTTTTTCTTTGCAGCGTCTTTCTTCAAAGCCGCAACAGCTGCTTTAGCTTGCTTATCAGACATAGGCATCTGACGAGCGCGTTTAGCTTTTACTGCTGCTTTCTTCTTAGGTGGACGACCTACTTTACTACCGTATGTACCTTTACCGTATGGCATAGTATTCTCCTGTTGTGTTTATATGTACATTGACACTGTGCATTTATATGTATACTTAAACATTTACCACTTAGATTTATTAGCCCAGTAGGCCGCTGACATCTTACCTTTTGCAATGTTCTTTGCGTGTCGTGCTTTAAAGGATTTACGTCTTGCCTTCTCTGCTGCCGTCTTAGGACTACTGCCAGCTCCTGATACACCCTGTTGTCCATAGCGTATAGTCTTAACTTTATCGCCTTCTTTGGCTACAACTACATGACTTTTCTTTGGATGATTAGGTGTTCGCTTAGGTTTGTTATAACCGCTAACTCCGGCTCTTGCTAGTCGTGGGTCTTTTTTTGCTGGCATTCTCTAGCTTCTCCTCTAACTGTGCTATCTTCTTGTGTAGCTCTTCAAATGATGCGTTAATCTGTGCTACTACGTTTTCAAAGTCTCTATTGCTGACCATTGGGTGTCATTCCTTGTAGTTGTGGCTGCGGTTGAGGTACAGGCTGCGGAGCCTCCTGTGGAGCAGCGTTGCCTTCTTTAACAGCTATCTCACGCTCTTTAAGTAACTGCTCTGATATTTTAAGACGCTTCTGGAACTCTTTATCGTCTGCATCGCCATCCTTGAGGTTAGCAGTAACAGCTTTGATACGATCAATCTCCAGTTCCTGCGGTAGTATCTGTGCTTCCACTGCAATCTTCTGCGCCCTAGCTTGTGACTCTTGAGCCTGTCCATTGAGTGCCGCAGTTTGTGACTGCTGGAATGCCATTTGTGCTTGCTGTGCTGCTTGAGCTGCTTGCTGGGCTTGTGGATTAGGCTGATTAGCTTGGTCTAGTACAGCAATCAACTCTTCGCGGTTAGCAAGGTTCATGTTGTCAATGATAGACGTTACCAGCTTAGGATACATAGGTGTGTCTGGTGACATGGTTTGTAGCAACTGAACAAGCTGAGTCACTTCATACTCACGGGCTACAATGCCTAGTGAGCTAGTAGTGTGGAACTTGTAGTCTGCTGCTGGGTATAGCTCAGGCTCAAACTGCATGTAACGCCACGCAGCCTTCTGCACGAAAGGAACTATAAAAGACTCTTGGAAGTTAATCAGGGTACGCTTGTGACGCTTGATGATAGCGCCAAGCGACATAGAAACACCAGCAGCAGTAGCGTCTCCGTTGATAGAACCAGCGATACCAGCACTATCAATAGCGCCCGTTGCCGTTTGTACCATAGTTTGTAGAGCTTGTGCTTGAGCAAATGTCACCTGACTTACGTTGCCAAAGTTAAATGGCTGTAGCACCTCAGAAGGCGCTCCGTTGGTTAATATAATCTTACCGGGTCTAATCTCTGGCTTAGCACCTCTAGGCATACGACTTGCGTCCATAGCCATCATTGGGTGTATAGTCAGTGCCAGAGCGTCGATTCTAGCGCGTAGTTCCGTGTCTAACGCCTTTTGTGAGTTATAGCCTTTCTCACATACTCCTCGACCCCAGAAGCGGCTAGGAACGACATCCCAAGGGAATGCGACGATAGGGCGATCCTGCATCATGTAAGGATTAGCTTCTGCCTTCAGCAATGTACCGCTGTTAGCAATAACAACCATAGCTTCTACATAGTAGCTGTCATCTTCTGTATCTGAAGCCAGCTCTACTACTTCTTCCTCTGCATCTGGATCGTTTTGTGCATCTGTTAGCAGGTGTCGTGGAACCAGCCCATAATATTTAGTCAGCCTAACCTTGTCTTCTGCAAAGGTAGTGAGGTCTTGATCTGGCTCAATGTTAAAGTCTGGCGCTGCTTCGCTAATGGGCTGATCTCTGTAGACACCTTTCTCCTGCAACTGCTCTACCAAGTGTGTAGAAACAAACTCATCTACTGCACAGCCTAGTGCTGAGTCAATGTCTGTAGCTACGGGGTCAATCAGGAAGTTTTGTGGCATAACAGGACGTAGCTTGATGCAGGTACGGTCTTGTATGTTTACACCTACTGCTTGTAACTCACCGCCCATTACAGGCTGTGTAGCAGGAGTCATCTCTTTTTCTTCTTCTAGGACTACTTCCGCAATGCCTGTACCAAATACAGCAGCGTTAATCAAACACTCTGCTACTGCCTTTCTAATCTTGTTCTTTTTAAAGTCTTCATCAAGAGCAGCACGTAGTATAGCAATGTCCTGCTTTTGTTGGTCTCTGTAGTCATCTCTAATGTCAAACCACTTACCACGACCAAAAGTAGCTTCTTCTAGCTCTGCTACTGAGGATTCAACAGCCTGCTGTAGCGCAGGGGATATAATCTTAGAGCGTTCAGATTGACGTGTCATGTCCTCTGCTGCCCACTGACCACGCCATAGACGATAGTATTCGTCAAACTTCTCAGCGTAGTTAGCTTCGTAATGGTCGCGCCAGTTGTCGCACTTGTCCATTACCCAACCTTCTAGGGTCTGCTCAATTGTAAAGCTATCTTCATTCTCTAACATAGTTAATACCCTGCGTATTTATCTAAGTATTCGTAGTCTTCTTCTTCATAGTCTATAGCGTAAGCAACCTTAGCTAACTGGTCTACGTATGCCAGAGCATCTATTAAGTCGTCGTGAACTAACGGGTTAGGGAACTGAAACAGCTCATCTAAGAACTGAGCATTCCACTTGCCCTTGTTAAGTGTTAAGTTGCCGTGTTCTATACGGCCCTGTAGCGCCCACACGATCCTGTCTGTCTTCTTCTTGTTGCCGTGTGTCAACTCTTCAATTCTAAAGAAGCGTTGGTTCTGCTTCATTATGTCGTTCAAGTAAGGATAGACAGCGTTCTTTAACGCTCCCTTCTCAATACCTACTGCGACTGGTTGGTAGTCTCTGACTGCATCGAAGATTCTTCTGGCAGTCTCTTTGACGCCCCAACGGCCATGTATGATATTAGCGACCCACCAACCGTCCACCCCAGCTTTGACCACTGCAATAGCTGTCTGGTCGAGTCTTTTAGTTTTTGTGGTAACTTTCTGGACATCTGCAAATCCTGCCAAATCGACAGCAATGTAATAAGCGCCATCAGCAGGCTCTTCCTCACTAAATTGTACATCTTCTTCTTTAAACAGTTCACTACCGTGTGCCTCAAACGAAGCCATAAACTCCTGACGGAAGCTAAAGGCTGACATGCTCTTCTCAGCAGCCTTGATCTCTTCAGGGTCTAGCAGTGGGTTGTCGTAGCTGGTAAAGTGATAACCTATCCAGTCCTCATCCTTAGCCACACTAGAGTACGTATACAATTCATAGAAGTGATTACGACCCATAGGCGTACCAATGAACAACGCCTCACCCTTCTGATCCGCAAGAGCAGGGCGTAGGATTTGCTCCCACACCTCTGGCTTCATGTCTGCGTACTCATCCATACACAGGAACTTCAAGCTAACACCACGCATGGTCTCAGGTCTATCAGCACCCTTCAGAGAGATGGTACAGCCATTGATCAGCTTAATCTGTAGGTTGTTGACGTGTGCTGACGATATGACGTTGTGTCCTAACTCCAGCAACAACTGCCACATAATGTCTCTAGCCTGACCCTGTGTAGGGGCAACATAGAACACCTGACCTTTCTTGTCTGACAACGCACTGATGATTAGCTTCCACGCAGCTAGTCTACTCTTTCCTGTACGTCTACCAGCAGCTACCACTTTAAAGCGTGTAGCGTCTTCCCAGACTTCCTGCTGCCAAGGTAACAGCTCAACCGCTAAATCAGTCATTAATAATTAGCAACTGTAAAGCGGTAACCGTCATAAGTAAATGTTTTTTGTTTTTTAGCTTTAGCTTCCTTCAAAGCTTTTTTAAAGCCTTGCTTTTTACTAATCTTTTCTTTAGCTTTTTGGGCTTCAATGATAGAACCCTGTCTGACATTCTCTAAAGATTTAGTTTTAGTCGCGGCTTTAACGGCTGCTTTTGTTTTACCTTTAGTTGCTGCGGTGCCGACCCCTTTGGATAAAGTCCTACTAAGCCCTTGCCCTAAAGCCCTACCAATACCTGCTACCATGATTATATCCTTTTAGTACGTCCACATTACAGGAGACTCATTACCGTCAAGGTCGCGGATGTCAACATGCACAAACTGACCAGCAACTCCAATTCCTGAAAAGCCCATCTTGATAGCCTCCTCAACAATCTTAAACCGCTGTGTACCGTCTGTAACTTTAATGTCCGCTGCAATGCCTTGGGCATGGGTTCCGGGTGTCTCCTTTTTAGCTTCTATTGGGTGGTCTTTACTTCTAAAGCCACTGGTGATAACGAAGGGGAACCCACACTTCTCACGCAACAAATCCAACTTCAGCAACAACCTGTCACTAATCTCGTTCTCGCCAGTGTACTGACAAGCAAACTCTTCCCTAGTAAAATAATCTAAGTCTTCATTGATGTTATACATCTGTGTAGTCCCCTTCAATGGGTTCTTCTTCGCCACCAGAGATCACTGTAGTCTCTCCACCAACCCCTGTAATAGAGATGTTGATGGCACTCTTGCCTCCGCTGGCCTTATCCTTCTCAAAATAACTAACAGGCAACAACCTGTCCATGCAGAGCTTCCATGCTGCCGCTTGATTCTTGTGGTCATCGTCCAAGGCTGCGTTGAGTATGCTGTCTAACACCTTCCTACTCTTAGGAGATGCCAACATTCTAGCCTTGTATTCGTTAATGACCGCTGCATCACCCTTGGGCCGCCCTACTGCATTGCGTTTACCCTTGGTTTTTGACACCACTGCTGTTTTCTTTGGTCGGCCCACCCGCTTCGCGGGCTGACTACCCTTAGATTCTTTACTACTCATTGTATTCCCCTTAGTTCTTAAGGATACTTAAGTATACTTTAGTTAAATTCTTTAATTATTATTAAAAGATCAATCCTAACGATGCTTAAGGATACTTAAGGGCGCGAGGTAATCTCTATCTTCTTTACTATACAATAGATTATACCACATTTATAACCAAATGTCAAGTCTTTTCTTTACAGATGTCATCTTATTTATACATAAGGGCCGTCCCTTTAATAACTTTTGGCTATAACCAGGGATTCTTTAGAATACACAGGTATTACAAGGAGTTATAGTACACACACGTAGTCATAAGTAAACGTAATTATACACTGTTTTTTCCAAATTACTACTATTTTGTATACCTGCGGGTACTTATACATTCCGCGCGCATACTGGAGGCCCCCCGCGGGTACTGGAAGACCCCCTTCGTTACCACAGGTGGCCCTGAGAAGCCAGCTCCAAGTGTGACCAGCGGGACACATTGGGTCAGACACAGGGTTGACAGAGGGAGTGTGTGTATGCTATAGGATACCTATGGAGCCATCTTGCTACATCTATGCGCGAACACAAGTAAAATTAATTTGAAAATAATTAAAATAATTGTTGACAGCAGAAAATCAGGCCCTATACTGGGCACCAACGAAACGAGGGAACGGCTCCTCAGATTGATACCTAGTGTTGGCAGTGTCCAAGGGCGCTTATAGGCCAGCAACGAGGGAGACAGTCCTCGCTTCGCTCTCGCAATAGCGGTGATCTTCGGATCAACTCTCTGGCTTCTTAGCCTTGGCAATAGCAGAGATGAAAGCCATACTAGGCGAGATCGAGTAACCAAGATTGATTCGGTTATGGCGGGAAGTAGCTTTCGAGCGAAGGTGGCCGCTAAGTAGTACCGGAGAGATCAGCGGTTATTCACCGGAACCACTAGGCAGCTGGGGGTTGTGGTGAATAACTGGAGGTAATCGAGATGGCAAATAAAATCAAACACTTCAAGCATTCCTATGCGGAGTTGGCCAAGGTAGGACGCAAGTATTACAACGATGGTAATTTTTGCACGGTGGTCGGCTTGGCGGTTGCTTGTGACCTATCATTCGGCAAGGCGAGGGCAATCGCAGAGCGCACCGTAAGCAGGCGCAAGGGTCGAGGTCTCAAGTTTTACGAGATTGAGCGACTATACGAGTCCATGGGTAAAGCATTGGCTCCCATATCTAATACCTTTGGCGCTACGCTGGGCACGGTAGCCAAGCATGCACCAACTAAGGGTCGCTATTTGTTCCTGACCCGGAGTCATTGCGCGGTCAGCCGGGATGGTATCCTTGAGGACTGGAGTGCTGAGGGCAGCAGGCATAGAGTATTGAGGGCATTTAAAATAGTAGACATTAGCTAAGTTATCAGGTGGCATTCCCGGCAGGAGTGCTACCGCATAATTTAACTAGAGAGGTAAGACCTATGAACTACGATGTCAACGTAAAAGATAATGACGCAGTGATTCTATTGATGGATGGTGCCAGAGCACTGGTGCATGATTCAGGCAAGGAGTTTAGAGAGGCCCGCAATGATGAGGAAAGCAGCGAGGAGACGCTTAACTACCATGAATATAACCACTCAAAAGCGAAGGCAATGCTGGCCAGCTTAAGGTATACTTACGCAAGGAATCGCGCAGTTTGCGCTAAAACCTACACGCCAGACACTCCGGTAGGTCGTGCGGACTTAGCAGTTTACGCAGCAGAGACAGCCAAGGCTAAAGCAGAATACACGTTCGCGGCTTTGGTTGCTGGTGAAGCTAAGGAAGCTTGGAGAGAGAGCTACAGAAACAAGTAAGATTGTCAGTAGGTATTCCCCGGAGTACCTACGCATAATCTAACTTAACTGGAGGCAACAATTATGAGGGACTGTATTGGATACATCGCGCTGGCTGCTGGGTTGCTGGTTGGCTGGCATTATTTACTAGAGTTTATTGTGGGAGTTATATAGATATGCAAAAAGCACATTTACATTTAATCAAGTGGGCGATTGCCCGTGGGTATTCCGTGGCCGTGTTTGGTGAGGGCGAGTATGACGGTGTTCACCATACATATAAGGAGATCAAGGACAACGTGGAGGCTTGCGACATGGGCGAGATGGTACTTGTCAAGCCTAGTGTCAAGACCGAAGGCAAGTGGACGAGGAAGGCAAGCTTTGCTTATATGTTCGACTATGATCAGAACAACGATGAGACCATTTACGATTATGGAGTTAATGATATAACTGATGACTGGGCCGAAGATTATGAGAATCATATTATGGAGGTGACAGCATGACAGCACAAGACGGGGTACAGATAGCCATAGTGGTATTCGTGGCATTCCTTTGGATGACTCTTAAAATGATGGGAGTGATGTAAAATGAAACACTGGGAACTTAAAGTATTAGAAAGTCATATCCGCGCAGAGTGGAATGAGTCAGCAACCTTTAATATGCAATGTCGCACCCATGATGGGCAGTGGAGTGATTACCACTGTTTCACAGTCTACGGCATAGAGTCAGCGCAGGAGGCTCTTGAGTGTGTGTTGGAGATGCTACAGGAGGAGCTGAAGGAAGATAAGGATTTATGGGAATACCTAGAGGAAAACCCCGCTGAGAGGGAGGACGCAATAAGATTGTTATAATAGTTGATTTATCATAGCCATTGGCTTACAGTGGCTATTATTAAACCAACTAAACCAATAGAGGCAACACAAGATGAAACTTAAGCAATTAGGAAGTAACATGACTGAGCTGGATATGGGTGACGTGCAGGTATTCTTTAGCTATGATACACCAGTAGCTGCAAGGTTGACTGATGGCTCTCTAGTGCGTACAGATCAATGGTACAGCGCCTCCACTAGCAAGCACACAAACAAGTGGCTAGGTGATGGATGTTGCGACACGGTAGCAGTGCCACAGTCAGTGATTAATGAATTAGTGGAGGTAGTATAATGAGTAAATCAGACATACAGCGCAAGATTAAACACCACGAAAAACAGCGGGATTTTTATAGCGGTACGCCAAGATCAAAAAAACTATGGCAGGCTGAGATAAACAAACTTAAAAAACTATTGGAGGTGGCATAATGAGCTACGAGTTTGATAAAATAGAAAAAGTATTAAACGTACACTCAGACTTGAACATCTTATGGCGCGAAGGTAAACTTAGCGTTGATACGTTTAATGACTTGTGTGAGATACTGGACGAATACACAGATTTAATTGAGGAGGTGGCATAATGAGTATTGAACCAGCAAATATGTTTGTAACACCGGACAACATGAAGGATTTGGAAGACAGGATAGAAAACTATTCAGGAGGCGAGAAGGCTGCCGCTTGGATGGGAGCCATGATGGCTTGGAATCTAGCATGTAAACTTGTAGAGCAGGTAGAGGAGTCGAGCGATGAATGACTTGTACTGGTACGCCAAGTGGTGTACAATAGGCTTTACTGTGGGTTTCTTTATAGGCTATGGAGTAGTATCATGGATAATATCATAGCGGAAGTAGTGGGCTGGTCTGTATTGACAGCCCTTGTAATAGCGGCACACAAAGGTGTGTTCTGGTTAATGACTAATAATATACTGGAGTATTTTATATGAGAAACAATGAGTACCACGGCGACGAGCATATACTGGACGAGGACGAGTACCCACCCATGCAGCAATGGGAGATTGACGAGGCACTGGCTGACATACTGGGCGACGAAAAATGGCTGGAAAAACAGAGAGAGAAAACCAATGATAATCTTTAATAGGGTATTGAGTGTAGAGTATAGACTGGGCGTAGGGTTTGACCTAGAGTTTCCTGACAGTAGACCGGTCTGGGTATACAATACAAACACAGGCAACACAGAGACCATGCCATTCCAAGGTGTCATTTTACATCTACCCTTGTGTCTGGTATCTTATGGCCGGGTTTATGAGGAGGTATCAGAGTGAGTAGGATAAAGGAAGAGATGATGGGCTATGAGTACACCCAGAACGACTGGATTGAGCCACAGGCGCACGTTATGGTCGATGAGCTGGTAGAGTATCAGGTATATTGTATGACGCTCTCAGAGCTAACACAGAGGGTCACCAAGCAGATGCGAGACGAGTACTATAGCAACCCGTATGACGAGATGACAAAACAATATAGAGAGGTATTCCCAAGTGAGTAGATGCAAAGCATGTGATGTGATACTGAATGAACATGAACTAAAGAAGGTCGATAAGGAGACTGGGTTGCATTTAGACCTGTGCAATATATGTCTGTCGCATAGTGATGACGCTATGCATGACAGTCTTGGACACTTAAGCGAAAAAGAGTTTGACGTTCTCTTGAATACTTGATATAATACTAGGGTATTAAAGGGAAAATTATTTATTAATCTTTAAAGTATTAACCAAACGATCCTAAGGGGTCACAACAACGAGAGGTAGTAACCATGGCAGTATTAGAAGGCTTAGTAGCATTTGAGAATCTGGACGAGCATGAGATGTATCAGGGTCAGTCCACCGGGAAGTTTTCTCTGGTTCTCA